CACCCATTCTTTTAGGAGTACTACAATGAATACACTTCAAATCATCAAAAAGCAGATTAAAAAAGCATCGGCAATTCACGATGCACAGATTTCTCACACTACATATCGTGGTGTTGACTATCAGTGCGAGCAGAAGTCTGGGGAAACTCATGGCACTTTCTGCTATCGTGGTCGCACTTATAACAAGTGATCGCCATGGAAGCATTACAGATATCTGGACTCACGTCCCTAGGTTGTGTAGTATTTCTTGGTATCTTATATGCAGAAATTATTTTTCTGTACAAATGAATCAGAGGGTCTTGACGACCCTCTTTTTTTATGCTATATTATAACTTCCTTCCGTGTGAATGAAGTTACTGTGCTTCTTAAGAGCATACCTCGCAAGAGGTATGTTTTTTTATTATAAGTAAAAGTGTATTGTGGACTTTACTAATATGGATAAGAAAACATTAAAGGACATAGTTCAACAGTTGAAATCTATCGTAGACTTGTTAGAATCTGAAGTGTACTCTGATATTAAATCATGGACGGTGGAAGAATCAAATCCAAGTCCTACGTACGCAGATATCAATGACGAAGATGGGGACTATGATTAAAAGGGAATCTCTCTACAAAAAAACTTCAACCACTGAAGATGAATGGGTATACTCTGAGGAAAGAATGTATCTAAGAGCAGAAACTTTTAGAGCACTTTTACATTATCTCAATGACTATACAAAGCAGGTCTATGAATTTTGTGATGTGTGGGCAAGTAGAGGCAACAAAGATTGTACAAATATAGACATGTACTTTATAATGTATCTTAAAGAGGAGGGATTTAATGTATGATGATTTAAATTGCTTTGAAAAAGCATTATCACATTTTGGCACAAGAGTTGAAGTTATTGTTGCATTAGAGTTGGGCAATAAAATTGATTCCGAGAGTGCATATAAAATGATCAAGGCAGAACTTAAAGAAGTAAAGAAAGTTCGTAAAGAATACAAAGAGAACCTATGTGAGGAATGTTGAATGGAAGTTAAATTTGTACAATGTACGCCAAATCCAGAAGAAAATATGGCATACATTGCTCGCGTTTCAAATCCAAATAATCAGGAGAATCCTTCATTTGAAGGTCTTCTGAAGTATTGTATTAAGCACGAGCATTGGTCTGTGTTTGAGCAAGCATTTATGACTCTTGAGATCAATACTACAAGAGCAATCGCGGCTCAAGTGTTGAGGCATAGGAGTTTTACCTTCCAGGAATTTAGTCAGCGGTATGCAGATGCTAATCTTTTACAGACAGTAGAACTGCCAGAACTTCGTCGTCAAGATACAAAAAATCGTCAGAATAGTATTGATGATCTTGATGAATTTACGATTCAGAAACTGCAAATGCAGATGCAAACTCTGTTTAGTTCATCATATGCACTCTACAATCAAATGCTTGAGATGGGAGTTGCAAAGGAGTGTGCTCGTATGGTTCTCCCACTCTGTACTCCAACTAGAATGTATATGACAGGTTCTTGCCGCTCGTGGATTCATTACATTAATCTACGGTCAGCACACGGAACACAGAAGGAGCACATGGACATTGCCAACGAGTGTAAGTGTATTTTTGCCGGACAGTTTCCAACTGTTGCAAAGGCACTTGACTGGCAATGATAAATAACTTTGTTACATTATAAGCAAATGGCGACTTACCCCGTAAGAAATAAAGAAACTGGTGAACAAAAAGACGTTGTGATGAGTGTTTACGATTGGGATCAGTGGAAAATTGACAATCCAAACTGGGAAAGAGATTTTTCTGATCCCAGCACCTGTCCTGGTGTAGGTGAAGTTGGTGAATGGAAGGATAAACTTGTCGCAAAAAACCCCGGTTGGAATGATGTACTTCACCAAGCATCAAAAGCACCGGGATCTAAAGTAAAACCAATTCGTTAAGTAGTATGCCAAGGAGAAAGCGCAGTAACTCTAATGATAATATTGGAGTCGGAATGACTGCAAAACAGATGAAGAAAAAGAAGCCTATTAATGAGAGTCTTCTGATTGACATTGAACCACTTACTCATAATCAAAAAACATTATTTGATGCTTATGAAAAGGGTCAGAACATTGTTGCATATGGTGCTGCAGGAACAGGTAAAACATTTATCACTTTGTATAATGCAATTAAAGATGTGTTGAATGAACATCTACCATACGAGAAAGTTTATCTTGTAAGGTCTCTTGTTTCGACCAGAGAAATTGGTTTTCTTCCTGGCGATCATGATGACAAATCATCACTTTATCAAATTCCATACAAGAATATGGTAAAGTATATGTTTGAAATGTCTTCTGATGCAGACTTTGAAATGCTATATGGTAATCTCAAAACTCAAGAGACTATCAAGTTCTGGAGCACATCATTTCTTCGTGGAACAACAGTAGACAATTCAATCATTATCGTTGATGAATTTCAGAATTTGAATTTTCATGAACTTGATTCTATCATTACTCGTGTTGGTGAGAATTGTAAGATTATGTTCTGTGGAGATGGATCTCAAACTGATCTCATAAAAACCAATGAGAGGAATGGTATCGTAGATTTTCTTAAAATTTTGCGTAGAATGCAATCTTTTGATATAATAGAATTTGATATCAATGATATTGTAAGATCTGGTATTGTTAAAGAATATCTTCTCGCCAAAAGTGAAACTGTGTAACTATGAATTTTAATCATGTGATTTGTGAGATCCCTTCTCTCGACAGGGAAACTATTGACGGCGTTCGTTATTACAAAGTTCCCGATCCAGATAGTAATGAAGTTTTCAGGTTAGTATCCATCACCTCTGTTATTAGTCACCACAACAAAGATTTCTTTGCTAAGTGGAGAAAGAAAATTGGTGAAGAAAAGGCAAATTCGATCACAAGAAAAGCAACTAGTCGTGGAACAGACTTTCATACTCTGACCGAAAATCATCTCAACAATATAAACTTTAAAACCGGACTAGTACAACCACTCTCTGAGTTTTTATTCCTTATTGCCAAGGATGAGATCAATAAAATTGATAATATTCATGCACTTGAGCAATCATTATACAGTCAACAACTGGGTGTAGCAGGAACAGTTGATTGTATTGCTGAGTACAATGGCGAACTTGCTATCATTGATTTTAAGACATCCAAAAAACCAAAACCAAGAGAGTGGATTGATGGTTATTTCATTCAATGTGCAGCATATGCGTGCATGTTATATGAATTGACTGGTATTGCTGTGAAAAAATTCGTCATCTTAATGGCATGTGAAAATGGAGAATGTGTAGTCTATGAAGAATATGATAAAGGCAAGTACATTAAATTACTCGCACAGTACATTAGAGAGTTTGTGGAACACAAACTGGAAACCTATGGAAAAAGAACTTGAAAAAGCACTAGAAGACAAATTCTATTGTCCGTCAAGATTCGCACAAGAGATAGAAAAACTAGTTCAAGATGATAAGAACTTAACTTACATCGATGCTATTCTACATTTTTGTGAGAAGAATAACTTGGACTTAGAATCTGTACCAAAATTAATTTCAAAACCACTGAAAGAAAAGATTCGTGGCGAGGCAATCAAGTTAAACTACTTGAAGCGATCCTCCCGTGCGAAATTGCCCCTTTAATTCCAAAAAAGTCGGAAAAAAATCTCTGGCCAAAAATCGCCCCTATTACTTTTTTTAAAATGTCTCCCTTTGAGTGTTATAAGACATACCTTGCAATGAAACAGCATTTTTGCAAGGACAATTATGACTACCACAAATATCATGGAAAGAGTCGTGCATCATTACAATCCTTTTATAAAAGAAGAGATCGTTACTGGTTTGAGAAACTATCAAGACAAAAACCAGATAGGGAAATTGAAGATTTTTTTGTAGCAAATTTTGCATCATGTGATGATCCAGACCAAATGTGGATTGGTGAAATCATCAAAAATGGAGATGATAACTATGTGGCATGGAAAAAGAGAATTCAGTCTTTAACTTATACTTTCAAGGAAGAGACTGAATCAATTTTTAGTGTCAAAGATTTTGATAAGATGTTTATGATTAAAAACGGTAGACATCCACAAATATTCAAAGAGTACTTACAGTCAAATATATCATTTGAGTCGTTTATGATATTAAACAGTATTCTCTCTTTTTCGAAGGAATACGATAAAATACTCGATGATCCGGTTTGGGTATTAGTATCAAGAAGAATGAAAAAATATAAACCATTCCTAAATATAGACGTACAACGTTATACCGATATTTTAAAAAACTTTGTTATAGGGGCAAAATGACTTTTTTTGATTCTTCAGTAGTTCAAAATGAAATTGCTGAAATTACGGAACTTCAAGAAGAAGTTTATGAGAATGTGTTCAAATTTCCCTCTATGACGAAGGAAGAAAAGATCGAACATGTAAATCTTCTGGAAAAACTCATTGAAAAGCAAAGAGTTATGTATACTCGTTTGTCTCTTTCCAATGATCCAGAAGCAATTCAAATGAAAGAAAATATTGCCAATTCTGCAAGGGATATGGGAATGTCAAGAGATGTTGATATTAACCAAGTCTTTGCTAATATGGGTAAGTTGATCGTCACCATGCGTGACCAGATTGACAAGGGTGCATAATCCTGCTATAGTAACGGGGTACACACAAGCCAAATACGTACAAACACAAAGAATCCTATGTCTTTCGCAAATCTTAAAAAGCAATCCTCTCTTGGTTCCCTGACTTCTAAACTGGTTAAGGAAGTTGAGAAGATGAATACTACTTCCTCTGGTGTTGATGATCGCCTGTGGAAACCTGAAATGGATAAGACCGGTAATGGTTATGCCGTTATCCGTTTCTTGCCTGCCCCTGATGGTGAAGATCTCCCTTGGGCAAAGATGTACTCACATGCCTTCCAGGGACCTGGTGGTTGGTATATTGAGAACTCTCTGACCACTACTGGTGGTAAAGATCCCGTGTCCGAGTACAATCGTGAACTCTGGAATACTGGAACTGAGGCAAACAAAGAAATCGTGCGTAAGCAAAAGCGTAAACTGTCTTACTACTCTAATATCTACGTTGTTCAAGATAAAGCAAACCCTGAGAACGAAGGTGGTGTCTTTCTTTATAAGTTCGGTAAGAAGATCTTTGATAAGATCATGGAAGCAATGCAACCTGAGTTTGAAGACGAAGACCCTATCAACCCCTTTGACTTCTGGCAGGGTGCTAACTTCAAACTGAAACTGAAGAAGGTTGCAGGTTACTGGAACTATGACTCCTCTGAGTTTGATCGTCCTAGTGCCCTACTGGATGACGATGATGCTCTTGAGGCACTATGGAAGAAAGAGTACTCTCTGACTGCACTGACTGCCCCCGATCAATTCAAGTCTTATGATGACCTGAAGAAGCGTCTTGATTATGTTCTCGGCACTAAGGGAACACCTCGTTTTCAAGATCAAGAGACCGTTGAACAGGAAGAGCAGTTCCGTCGTGAGAATCGTGGTGAAGAAACTTCTTTTACTCCAAGTTTCAAAAGTTCACAAGAGTCTGAACTTCCCGAAGAATTGAGTCAAAAACTCAGTTCCCTGTCGAGTTCAAGTTCAAGTGACGACGATGATGACGACACTCTGTCATATTTCCAAAAACTTGCAGATGGTTAATTACTGAAACAATCTAATATTATCCGTCTTCTTCAAGGTTCTGCTCACAAACTGAGTGGAACCTTTTTTGTATTCAATTGCTCTTACAACATCATCAACAACCAACTGAAGAAAATCTGGTTTGATTACAAAGATATTTGTTTTTGCATCATTTATTCTTGATTCAAATTCATAATTTGTAACTGCATTGGTAATATTAGTTTTTATAACTTCTCTTCCAAGAGCAGCATCAAAAAAGGTAACAGAATAGTTTGATGGAACAATAAGACCTTTTTCCAATATTGTTATTCCATTAGAAGTTAAAACCTCTTTAGATTCATAAAAACGAACTTGATTTATCTTATCATTAGTTCCATATTTCTCAGTAAGGAAATTATCGAATGATTGTTGACTTAATGGCCATTCATCATAGACATTTACAATATTATTTGCTAGAAAAACTACCCAATCAAATGTTGGGTCTCCATAAAACTTTTGAGCAACATTATCTGGTCTTTCATCACCTATAACGTTATATTTTTCAAAATACATAAGATTTTGAAAAATCTCATCTCTGATTTTGACTCTTGTAAAAAGATTTTTTGACCGAATATATTCCGAAATCTTTGCATTCGGAAAGCGATTGACATAATCAATGTCAGGAACAGATCTGAAGTAAAATGACATGTTTAGAATCCGATTGGGTGATCATCATAATCTGTATCATAGATTGGATCAAGTTCTCCAAACTGTAATGTCATTCTATATGCAGTCATTGTTTTATTAGCATCAGCAAATGTGCTGTATGTTCCAGCAGGAGTGTAATCAACATTCATATTTTGCAATGCCGATGCTTTGATTCTATTCAATGAATTATGAAGTTGACCGGTATCTCCATCCATATATTTAATTTCAAAAATATCTGGTGCTTCTAGAAATGCTCCGCCACCTGATTTAGCAGCCATACTTTTTTTGAATGCTTTTATAATCCCTTTTATTTGTTCTGCTTCTCTTGGTTCTCTTGCAACCATAAAGAATGTAAAAGTAAAATTTCTCAACGTAGGACCATTAAATAGCAACTCAAGATTTGGATTTATTACTTTACCACTAAATCTTTGGAGTAAATTCACACCTAATGCCGATTCAATAAGTTTTGTTCCAACTGCATTTCCTATAGTTTCTTTATTCTTCTTAAGAAACTCCGAAACTTTTCCTATTTTCCCTTGAAACTCGTTTCCTTCTCCTTCAACAGCAGCTGAGGCAATATCTGCTGCTCCTGCTCTAAGAGGATCTAATCTATCATCTTTCCAATCAACACCATTTGAGTCGGTAATTGATGATTGAATAGGTAGAACTATATTTGCAACTTCAACACCAAGACGCTTAGTCGTAAGACCATTATCACCAAATTCAACCCCACCACCTTCATATTTTCTAGCTATAAACATAATAAAATCACCTTGACCTGGTGATAATGGATATCTGAAATTTTCCATCTATTGTGAGATTTTTCTTTTATTTATAGGGAGGTTTTGAAGTTTCGGTATGGAACTGCTCTCAATCTACCAGCATCTTCATTTGGTATAATATGCAGATATCCTACTACCTCTGCCCAAGTATAGTTTCTCATTGCTCCCCAATGAAAATTGAGACCCTTAAATCCCCATTTTTCAACGGAAAAGACTGCTACGAGAGGAAATTCATCGTAAATGATTCCAGGTGTTTTGGGACTATAGACAAATGTATAGTGTTTACCTGCTTCAGGTATCAACTCAGTATCGTTGTAAACATCTATAATCTCTAACATAATGTCGTCAGGATCTAATAACCTATCAATTCTTTCAGAGAGTAAATCGAAACGCTCAGACATTACTTGATACCTAGTTCTTTTTCTGTAATGATTTTGAATTCTAATAATCTGTCCTTACACCATTCTTGTGCTGCTTTCCATTTTGCTTGATTTACAGCATAAGTTTTTGTTTCATAAATGAAAGATTTTGTAACACGTTTTCCTTGTTTAGGGGGACGTGTTTGTTTGTCTGGTTTCACTTCAACCACATATCTTTTTATGGACTTATCTTTGTGTCGTACTTTAATTATAAAATCAGGATAATACCGATGAATCCGATTGTCTACTGGAGATATGTATGGGATGAAGAATTCTTCCGAACCATATTCTATAATATTTGCATTCTGATCACACCATCTTAAAAATCTTAGTTCCCATGAACTCCTATAAATGATATTGCGAACATCTCCTAGGTACTTTTCAGGATTTTGTGGATTGAATCTACCCTGCCTGAATTTACCATCTCTACTCATTGACTACATATAATAAGTGGTTCAGTAGTATTTAGATGCCGGTTAAACCAGTTGCTCGTATGATGAGCGAGGTTAAAACAAAATTACTTAATCTTTCACTAACATCGCAGTATTCTGTCGAGATATATCCTCCCCCTCCTTCGATATTGGCAAATATAACCGATATCTTTGAGAGTAAACCGAGTTTGAATGATTTTGAGCAGGATGTTCTTAACTTGGCGTGTTTTGAAGCAGCACTTCCAGGATCTTCTTTGTTGACGCATGAAGCAAAGGATGATTATATTGGTGTAACTGAAAAAATTGCATATCGAAAATCATTTGATGACACTGCTAGTTTTAGTTTTTATGTGAATGTTGATCATAAAAATATTTTCTTTTTTGAGGACTGGATTCGTTTTATTTCTGGGGAACCATTGGTACGTAACCCAGTAATATCATCTTATGGACCTAATCTACGATCCGATTTCGTTCATAGAATGAGATTTAGATCTGAATATGTATCTCCAGCAATTATTATAAACAAATTTGAAAAAGATTATGAAAAGAAAGGAGTGTATACAGAGTATAGATTTGTTGATGCATATCCAACATCAATAAACTCGATTCCGGTGAGTTACGATTCATCTCAACTTTTAAAAGTAACGGTCAACTTTACCTTTACAAGATATCTGATTCGTGTTGTTCCTTATAAAGGATCAACCGCAACAATACCAAGAGATAATGCACCAAGAGATGAAAGACGCAGAGGAGGTAACATTAGACTTAGCGATGGTACTATATTGCAAACTGTTTCTGCAAATACTGGTGATATTAATCTCGGTGCTGCTGATGTTGAGCGAGTATTAAATGGTGTTTTTTCTGCAGAACAAAGAGGGCGTAATCCGAACTTTGATCCTAATTTAAATGCCTTTCAATGATCTATAAATATTACGGAATGAATTATTAATCATAAAAAATTATGCCTTTACCCCAGATTGTAACCCCATCTTATGAGTTGACTTTGCCATCAACTGAACAATTAATTGACTTTAGACCTTTTCTTGTGAGGGAGGAGAAGTTACTCGTTCTTGCAATGGAAAGTGAAGATACTAAAGAAATTACGAAAGCAGTTAAAACTGTTATCAAAAACTGCATTCAAACAAAAGGAATTAAGGTTGAAGATCTACCAACTTTTGATATTGAGTATCTCTTCCTTAATATTAGAGGAAAGTCAGTTGGAGAAGAAGTTGAGGTTAATATTATTTGTCCAGATGATAACGAAACTCAAGTACCAGTCAGCATTGACTTAGAAGAAATTCAAGTTAAAAAAGATCCGAAGCATAGCAATAAGATCAAGGTTGATGATAGTATTATGATTGAAATGAAGTATCCATCTTTGGAGCAATTTGTAAAGAGTAATTTTGATCTCAAAGGCGGAAGTCAGATGGATCAATCTTTTGAACTTATTGCTTCTTGTATTGATAAAATTTATACAACAGAAGAAGTTTGGGCAGCAGAAGATTGCACTAAGCAAGAGATTGTTGACTTTTTGGAGTCAATGAACTCAACTCAGTTCAAAGGCATTGAATCATTCTTTGAAACTATGCCAAAACTTAGTCATGAAATCAAAGTGAAGAATCCAAAGACTGGAAAAAGCAGTATGGTTGTATTGGAGGGACTGGCAAGTTTTTTCGCATAGGGATGATTCATATAGATCTTATGAACTATTATGAGTTAAATTTCTCTTTGATGCAGTTCCATAAATATTCTTTGACTGAGATTGAAAACTTGATTCCATGGGAACGTGATATTTACGTTACATTCCTCAAGAATCATATTGAAGAAGAAAAAATGAAGCAAGAACACGCTAGGCACTAATCGTTCTAATGGCAAAGAAGTATAGAGGTCGTCCCCCAAAAATTAGAAAAACTATCAGAGGAGAGAAATTCAACCCAGATAAGTTTTTTGGCCTCTTTTCTTCTCTAAAAAGATCATTTTTAGAAAATCAGAAAGATAAAGGGGAAAGTGTAGGTAGTGTAGATAATATAACACCGATTGGTAGATTAAATATTTCTGATCTTGCTCTACCATTCATCTATGATGAAGAAAGGCAGGAAGAAAAGCAAAATCCAATTGGTAATGTTTACAATAACATTTACAAGACTTTCAGTAGTGGTGGTCTTGTAGAGGTAGTAAAAAACTACAATACCATTGTAAATGAGTATATTAAGGAAAGATCATTTGTTCCTTCCACATATCCTCAATCCTGGAAGGATGCAGCAAAGTCCAAGTATCAACCATTTCAACAACTATCTCCAGAAAAACTAGCATCAGTATTTGCATATACTGAAGATAAAACAAAAATTTACCAGAAAGTAAATCAGTTACTGAGAACTGGTGACTATTCTGGTGAAGATAAAGAAGATGTAAAATTCTTCACAGAAAACTTACAAGGTGCTCTTAAAGAATTAACCAGTAGTGAAAGCGAGACTGTTGAACTTCATAGAGTTATCAGTGGAGATTATGCAGATACAATCTCCCAATTACAACCCGGAGATACCTTTGAAGAGAAGGGTTTTGGTTCCTGGAGTATAGGAAAGTATAACAGCCCAACAGGAGACCAGTTCATAAAACAAAATCAGACAAATGTTGTCTTAAGAACTGAGTCAAATAAAGGGTATGATGTATCACCCATCAGCAACTACCCAAGAGAATCGGAGTATATAATTGCTCCAGTACAGAAATACTCCATTGAGAATATTACTCCAGATGGAATCTACTCAAGAAGAGTAGGTGATGTTCCAAAGATTGATCTAAAACAATTCTTCTCTGGTGGTAAAGTAACAACCGAGAGTGGTAAAGATATTAATGATGTTGGTATTTCGAATGTAGATCGTGGTTCTAGATTCTTAAATTCCTTATTGGGAGTATCTGGTATTGATGGTATATCTGGTATTGATGGTACTTCTGGTTTTATCAAGTCTTTAGGTCTTCCTGGTGCCTCTGGTACTTCAGGTGTTGATGGTATATCTGGTACTTCAGGTGTCTCTGGTACTTCAGGCGTCTCTGGTATTGATGGTACTTCTGGTGTTGATGGTATATCTGGTACTTCAGGTGTCTCTGGTACTTCAGGTGTCTCTGGTGTTGATGGTACTTCTGGTTTTATCAAGTCTTTAGGTCTTCCTGGTGCCTCTGGTACTTCAGGTGTCTCTGGTGTTGATGGTACTTCAGGTGTCTCAGGTGTTGATGGTACTTCTGGTTTTATCAAGTCTTTAGGTCTTCCTGGTGCCTCTGGTACTTCAGGTGTCTCTGGTGTTGATGGTACTTCTGGTGTTGATGGTATATCTGGTACTTCTGGTGTTGATGGTATATCTGGTACTTCTGGTTTTATCAAGTCTCTAGGTCTTCCTGGTGCCTCTGGTGTTGATGGTATATCTGGTACTTCTGGTTTTATCAA